GAGAATCAGAATCTCCTACAAAATCTTCTTTCTTTACAACTGCTCCCATTATCAACTGAAGATTACCCACTTCAATATCAGCATAACCACGTTCCAATAAAGTATCAGCACCCTTACGTTGGATATACCAATCATCAGGATACTGATCTAATTGTTCTTTGATTTTAGTTACATCTATTCCAGTTTTTAATACCTTTATATTGTTCATGACCCATAACTAAATTCCTTCCGTGCGATCTCATCTAATGCTTGCATCACATCATCAGTAAAGTACTCTTCTGGATTAGCAAGTATCTGTTTAGCATATATCTTCTTACCATTCATCTCATAACGACCAGCAACATTCTTCCACAGACCACCAAGTTCTCCTAGTTCTAGAAGACCATAGTATCTGTCAAGACCACGTTCATCATAGAATAGACGTATCTCAACTTGCTTATTCTCTTTACTTAAACGTGATTTGTGAGTCTTTGCTTTGATAATGTTTCCGATGACTTCTTTTCCATCTTTTTCTTTTTTCTTGCCGAGATATATGATTGTACTCGCTGCATACTTGAGTCCAGAACCCCCGCCCATTTCTTTCGTTGGGACGTAAGCTCCGATGACATCATACGTATGGTTTGTGACAATGAGGGGGACATTTGCTTGACCGAGTTTGAGAGTTAACATTCGGAATGCACCCTTCACTAATTGAGATTTAGTCATGTCACGAACTTGTTTGTCATCAAGTGCGTCTCTGATCTCTTTTTCGGTAGAAAGCATTCCCAAAGAGTCTAACACGAACATGCAGGGTTTGCGATCTTCTGTGTTGGTCTTTAAATATATATCAACTGCCTTTAATGCCTTGGTACGGAATTCCTCAATCGTTACCACATTGACAACAACGAGCCTTTGGAGATCAATTCCTCTAGACTCAAGGAGTGGTTTGTTGACGGCAGCTTCAGTATCGAAATAGAGACAGTAACCATCAGGATTACTATCCAAAAAATTCTTGACAACTGCGAGGGAGAAGAAAGTTTTTCCTGTGCTACTTTCACCAGCAATAGCAGTAATCTTGTTGCTAGATACACCACCAAATATACTACCTGAAACGAGTCCGTTAAAAATGTACGAACCCGTGTCAATATATTGTTCTTCTCCGTCGATGTCTCTTGCGAGTTGGGTGAAGTCATCCCCTATCTCCTTTACTATTTCTTTAAGAAAGTCCATTTTGTTTTTTCCAATAACTAATTAAAAGTTCAAGTTCCTTAATTCGCTCTTCAGCAGTTTTAATTTTTTCTTCTAAAGATGTCATGCAGTAACACCCCCATCCTCCTCAAGTTCTCTAACCTGTTTCACTTCCTTTAAAAGATGATAAAGTCTTGTATCCCCACCAAGAGAAAGTGCATTGATAATTGTTGCTAAATCTTTATCGTTAATAGGTAGATCCATTAGGTGAAAAACATTTCTAGGTTTACAGTTTTCTCTACATTCCATCCAATCGCATCAAGAATAATCTTGAGTGGTTCTACGAAAGACTTCTCAAATTGTAGGTCATAATCAACATACTTGTCAAGACCTAATTCTGTGGGAAAGTCCTGAATAAAGGAAATAATATTCTCATGAATAATATTTGGTTTCTTCAGATAGCAGAACTTAACTTTTTCCCCATTTTGAATGAGAGAGTACTTATTATCTAACTTATGTTGTTTAACATAATGGTTATACAATAAGGCACCACGTATATGTATAGGAGTTCCTTTTGCATATATTGTAGCATGTGCTTTATACTTTTCTACATTAGATGCGGAACGTGGAAATGATATTTCTTCTGGTGGAAGTTTTCTAAACTTGGTTCTACATTCCTCAATATACTTCTGAACATCTTCTTCAGTAGCATTCATCATGAGTTTGAGTGCATCTTTAATCATTGCCCTACATGGTGCAGGTGTGGATGATTTAACTGCCTCAATACCCATCATCTTTAGTTTGGGTTCTTCATATCGAACACCCTCACTATCCCATACATTCAGGATATATCTTTTCTTGGCAGTCCAGATACCACGATCAGCAATATTTTCCCGTGCCATGACCATTTTCTGATCATATGCATTTACATAGGTCGCCAGTTCTTGGTAAGAACTTTCAATAAAAGGTTCGAATTCCATTTCACAGACCTTATTAAGGAACGTGACAACGCCTTCATTAGTTTTCTCTCTGCCCTCGTATACAGTTTCAACCAAAGGACCCAAGTTAAGATAAATGGAATCGGTATCAGAAGCAATAACATAATCAACATTCTCCGTTTTTAAGATCTTATTGATCTTTTGATTCATTTTGTTTTCTATCCAACGAATGGATACTTGCCCACTCAAGGTAATGGCTTCAGCATTAGCCAGTTTGTAATATCGAAAGTACTGATTGCCAATAGCACCATAAGCACTGTTAAGAGATATCTTCTTCGCCATCTGGATATTGTTGCATCTCGCAATTTCTTTGGTAAGTACTTTACTTGGTTTCTTTTCATAGTCCTTCTTTGCCTGAATCATTCTCTTTTTGAAGATGACACGATCACTGTACATCTTCTCCATAAGTTCTGGTAGGAACCCACGAACATCTTTTCTATACTGTGCTCCATTAGCACACACAGCATACTCACCACCAATCTCTATCTCCTTCTGGAGGAGTCCAGCAACTGTAGCGGTTGGATGCCTTGCTTCACAGAGGGTTTCTGGGGAAATATTATACTGCATAATAAGATGAGGGTACAGACTATTGAGGTCAAAACTAACCACCCAATCATACTTTCCTGGAATCGGTTCCTTGACATAAGCACCTGCGTATTTTTCTGATTTTACAGATTTGTTTTTTGGTGGAATAACAATATTCCTTTTCTTCAAGTAATTGTAAATGATGTTGTCCCACATCCTTACTTGATAAAAAACATCATTATAGTTCACTTTAGCATCATATGCCATAGTGAGAGCAAGTTCAATGAGTTTCATCTTGTCTTCCAGACGGTCAACAAGTTCAACGTCTACTATATTATATTCAATAAACTTCTGCCAACCTTTTGTATAGAAGTCCTTAAAAGTGTCAAACTCACTGTGATCTAACTTCTTCTGCCCAAGTTCTACACTAGCAATATAATCCAACCGATATGATTCTTGTGCCTTGTATGTAAACTTCTTATATAAGTCAAGGTAATCTAATTGAGTAACACCACCAACATCAAATGTGGTATGAGTACGTCCCATGATATGAACTTCACCTTCACTACACAATCCCCAAGGTGACATCCTCTTCATCAACTTCTCACCATGCACTCTTCTCAAACGTTTGCATATGTAAGGTATATCATATAGTTGTATGTTCCATCCAGTAATCACATCTGGAACATCACGCATCCAATAATTAATAAAATTGTTTAATAGATCATATTCAGTGGGGCAATGATAATATGTTACATCCTTCCTATCATTTTTAAAGGGTTTAACTCCCCAAGTAACAATCTGTTTAGTTGTATAGTCTTGTATTGTGATTGCCAGAATTTCTTCGACGCACGATTCCACATCAGGGAACCCTTGCTCAGACGCAACCTCAATATCCAAAGTAACAAGTTTAATCTTGCTGATGTCAAACTTGATCTCATCTTCAGGATACTTCTCCGAGATATATTGATATATGTATCTGTCATTGCCATATATCTCAAAGTTCTCAACTCCATCATATTTCTTATAGAACTCTCTACAATCTCGTACTGAACCTGGATTGATCGTTTCAACTGCTTCTCCATTCAACGTTTTATATTTAGTGTTCCTTTTAGACTTGACAAATAAAGTCGGAAAGAACTCGTCACGATGTTCATATCTCGTACCATTCTCAACTCCACGGACCAAGAACTGGTTTCCGATCAGTTGGACATTGGTGTAGAATTTCATTATTTAAGTAGGTCTTGATATTTTTCAAGTAAAGTGGGTTTTGGTTCAACAAGTGTCAGTATCTTATCAGATGACATCATGAACTCATTATCATTAGTACATCCTACCAACCAAGGTGATATGGTATTATCTTCATTTACAAGAAATGGTTCAATCAATTTGCAATTAGGATCTCCTATATCAATAGGAGCAACTTCTACAAGTTGTGTAATTAACTTATCACCGTTTGCTAGAATTAATAGTTTAATAATCATTTGCCATGTCCTACTAGTCTTCCTTCTTCGGGTTTATCTTTTTTATAATTTATAATATCTTCAACATACATTTCCGTCAACTTTGTTACTGGTTCAACAATGGTGATAACCCAGTCTGCAGTAACAGGAATCTTTTGATCTTTAGATAGAGGCATCCAAGGAAACAAAGAGACTTGAAAACCCGATTGTTTTTTTGGACCTTCTTTCT